TTAATACTCCTGCCATAATTAAATAGCCTCCTTATTTGTCATAATAAAAACGATAGGATTTGTGATACGTTTTTGTGTCCTTTTCGTAATCTTCGAAATAGGAATGACGTATAAAGCCTACCGCTTGTAATTTTGTTTTTACTTGCTCCGCTAATAATTCGATGTCACCTTTGCCCCAAACGTCCACTTGTACGCTGTGCCTTGTGACCTGTTCCTCGTCATCAGCTAAAACTGTTCCTCGTTCGTTATAACGAAAAAAGGTTATATATGTTTGTTCTGTACCCGTATAGGTCATATACATGACGGGCACATTCAAAGGAAGTAACGCGTCACGTATGATTTTATTAATACTCACAGGTGCATCCTCCTTTGTAGTTCTTGTTTCATAATTTCAATGATTCGATTCATTTCGCGTTCAAAGGTTGGACGGAACCATGGGCGGGCTGGCATTTTAGAAGTGCCGTGCTCGTGGAAGTAGAGGTAGAAAGCATCGTTATTTTGATTACTTAACCCTACGGCAAGTGAGCCATCCACAATCTTTTTATCAATTACTATTGATTTTTCAGACTTACCTGAACGCTTTTTAAAACCGAAATTATACACATTTTCTTCTAACTTTTCTTTTAGATGTTCAGCTGCTTTATTTAAAGTAGGCTCTAGTATACTATCAGAATCTAGTCGCTGTACTAATTCTCTTTGTAGCTCCTCTAAGCCTGTGAAATCAATCCTCATAGCATCACCTCATCACCTCTAAGGCTTGCGTACTACTGCAATGATTGTTTGTGTATTTTGTAATTCATCATCATTTAAAACGGCTTGTATATCATAAATGTAACCTTTAAAAATAATGCGTTGCTTGGCATTTAAACCTTCTGTATACCGCACAATAAAGCGATATGTTTCGGTATTTATTTCAGCGGCTGCTTTGATAACTTCTGAACCTTTGACTGTTTTAATTTTTGCCCATAAATGGTGTTTCGTTTGCCAATCCTCCACAGGATATCCATTTTCATTGATCGTTTCGGCAAACTCTTGTATTTCAATTTTATTTCGCATTTCTCCGGCATTTAATTTTTGAGCTTCAACAATTGGCTTCGGAATACGCTTCATTCGTCTTCCTCCATTGCTTTATCGATTGATAGATTTACAATCTGCGTCAAAAAGTTATCGGAGAAATACTCTAATACATCGTTGTAAACATAGCGTGAACGCTCGAATACAAGCTCTTTAAAGCGTTCACTAGTGTTTATATCATAATGACCGCAAATGGCTTGTAAGTCTTCTGTAGAGGCTTTTAGGATGCGTATTAAATTGTCGTCCTCATCATCACCGAGTTTCATGCGTCCTTTAAATTCTACTAAAATTTCATCACTAATTTGCATCATCTTCATCACTCGTTTCAACAACGATAAAAACTTGATTTTCTTTATTGTTTTTTGTAAGAAGTTGATTAATCCTCGCCTTTGTTGCGCGTTTGCCCTCCACAGGATAGTAGTCATTCTCTTCATAAACATGTCCATCGTGATTCACTTCTCTAAAGCGTTGTATGACCTTATATTTCTTTGTCACTTTATACTACCTCCTTCCATTTAAAAAACACCTAACACCCTAAAATTAAGGTGTTGGTGTAGGTACAGGGAATTGTACATCTAAATCATAAACTAGCGCTGCTTTATTATCTTTAGGGCGGCCATTAGCGAAACGTTTGATTGTGTAAAGTGTCGCATCTTCCATAGCTAATGTTTGATCAAACTTTTTAAGTTTATAACCACCTGCAATGGCCGCGATATATTCGCCCTGTACAAAGAATAATACTTTGCCTACTGGAATTTCTTCGGAATCTACAACAGTCAAGTTGTAAGGCAAATTCATTACGAATACACCAGAATCATTCTGAATTGTATGACGAGCTTGTACAGCTAATGCGTCGATTGGATTTAGCACCATAACAACTTTATTTAAGATTTTACGGAACTTACCTTTTGCATCAGTTGATAAATTTTTAAGCACACCATATAACTCGCCTACAACAACCTCACCACGTTCAGATGGGGCAAATGTTAATGTACCACTTGAAGTTTTATCAGTTACTGCTCCAGTTGCTGAATCTACATCTTTCATTAAACCGACTGGCTCATTTTGTACTGGACCACGTCCATTTACTAAACCATACTCTAGGCCAGCTGCTAATGCTTCAATTAATAGCGTCACCATGTATCGATCAACCCAAACTGGACCAAGTTCTAACATATCGTTAGGGATGGCACCAAAGGCTGTTAATTTAAGCTGAGTGATTTTTTCGTCACGGAATGCTGCATTAACTTGTCCAGTGATTTCGCCAAAAATTTCTTTCCAGGCATACGCAAGCGTTGGATCAGAATAAATAAATTTAGTTGCTGCTCCTAAGTCCTGTAAACCGATAGCAGCTAATAATGGGCGTTCTTTCGTTAGGCCCTCAAATACTCGTTCCTGTACAGACTCAGGGAATTGTGATTCATCATTGAAGCCACCATCTGCTACAACTTTGTTATAGAACGCTGTTTCTTCTGATGTTAAAATATGCTGGCCACGCGCTACTAAAATTTGAGTGTCATTTGCTTCATTTCGTGCCTCAGTTGTAATTTTTTCTGATAAATCATCTTGTAATGCTGTAAACATTTCATCTACTGCATTTTGTAGCTGTTCTGGTGTTGCGTTTTCATCATTTAATAAATCTGTATAAGCTTTCTTTTTAGCTTTAAAATTGTCCATTTGTCCTTTTAATTTCATCGTCATTTACGATTACCTCCGTTTTTAAGTATTAAAAAAAGAACCCCTTATGCTTTGCCGCAACTTGTTGTTGTGGTTTTACAGGTTCTTCATTTGATTTATTTAATTGAGATTGCAATTGAATTACTTGATTTTCTAAATCGCTAACTTTTTTTAATAACTCGTCATTGCCCTCCACAGTTGAAGAGGTAGCAGTTAGCGAGTTGTTAAATTCCTTAGCTTTATTAGAGAAGATTTCTGACTCAACCTCTTCGGCCTTCGCATCAACAATTTCATCAATAAAACCATACTCTTTAGCAACTTTAGCTGACATGTATTTTTCTTCATCTAGTAGTTGTTTAACTGTTTCTTCGTCTACACGATGAGTATATGATGCTAAAACTGATTCACCGATACTTTCTAAGTCGTCTGCTACTTTACGTAACTGTTTAGCATTACCTGCTGTATAAGTCCACGCATGATGTACCATTAGTTGTGTGTTCGAATACATTTTTACTACATCAGCACCCATAGCCATAATAGATGCGGCACTTGCAGCGATACCTGTAATAATAACTGTTACTGTACCTTTATGGGCCCGTAATGTATTCATAATGTCGATTCCTAAGAAAACATCGCCACCATACGAATTGATTTCAAGTTCAATGTCCTCATCTTCTTTAATTGACTTCATTTTGTAGTTAAAATCCCAAATACTTGAGTTCCATGAAATAATGTCGCCTTTGATTTTATGTTTCATCCATTCTCACCTCCTTCAATTGCCCCGCTGTAGTTTTTGGTTATTACATACTCATCTAACAATGGATTGTCTACTGGTTCATCACCAAACATCCCACGAATTTCATTACCGTTATAAACTCCGCTAGCTCGTAGTTTGTCGATTGCAGTCGCTAATTCTAATGGGTCCATATCAGCAACACCGAAAATTTTAATTCGTTTGCTATTCATGTAATCATCTTTATCAATTAATTTTGCATTGAGCTCATCTTGAATTTTCTTGATTAATGGCTTAATGCAAAACTTGATATAAGCTCTTAAAGCTGTTTCATATTCAGCCATATTGCCATGTATTAGCGTTGTAGGAATACCTAAAATATTTGCTACATGGCCTGTTAAATCTTTTTTAAGCTTGTCTAATTCCTCAACTGAGCGCCCTTCATTTTTTACACCTTTAGTGATTTCTTCGTAGTTGAAACCTTTAATTTGTGGCACAATGGCAAATGCCTTTTTACGGAAAGCATTAAACATTTTATCGATAAAGTTTTGCAGTTTCGCTTGATTTTCTTCGTCTAATTTTACATTACCATCAACACTAGCAATTGCTCGAATTTGATGAGCGTACATATTCGTTTCAATCATACGACTGAACAACTCTGT